CGACAGCCTGAATGTCTCCGCTCGTGTAATCCCACCAGAACCCCATTGGGAAAACCTGCAAACTGTCCGCCCCGTTCTTGACGGTCGTTAAGCGCAGATTTACCGCAGCCGTCGAAGGTGAGCCGCCAACCGCAGTCAGTCGCGTCGGTGGAACAATATAGGCCTCTGTGTCGACCCACTGCACCGAGTAGTAGACCGAGTTACCATCGCCAGCCACCTGGTCGAGCATCATACGGTCGGATGACAGCTCCTGGCCCGTCCGCTTGCCAGTTGTCCAAACGGTAATACGCTTGCTCTCGTTGTCGAACAAAGTGCTTTCGACCTCGATGATGCTGCCACCAGTCGACGACACCGAGTTGAGCGTGCCTACGTATTCCGAGAGATCGTTGACCTCGCGGAAGCCATGGTCCTCGTCGGAGCCCACGTACTCATAGAACTTGCCGCCCGCAGCCAGGACAGGTCGCACGCCCGATGACGCCGCGTAGCTTCCAATCGCCTCAACCTTGTTGCTGATGAGCTGCGTCGTCCCGCTCGTATCTCGAAAGGCCGTCGCGGGCGCTACGTTGGTCGGGCTCTTGGTGACCAGGTCGAACCCCTGCCGAGTGTCCAGCGCGCCCTTCTTGATGGCCTGCACGTTGACAAGCTCAAGCATCTCTGGCGGCTGTACCGAAAAGAGATCATCATCCTCATTGATGCCGCCAAGGAGGGGGACATTTACGACGCGCTCTTCCATCACCGAATCTCCAGCTGCAAGCGAACGGGGTCGAGAATATCATTCCCATCCGCATCCTTGGGAGCGATGTAGCGCAGCCGCATGATCTTTTGTCCGAGGGGGCCTGCCACGGGCACGAGCTGTAGGTTGGGAACCGCGGCTGGCGCACTGCTCGCCAGCGTCGTGTTCGTCAAGACCTTTGCGATGTTGAAACCGTTGGGCAGGCGTTGCAGGTCATGCGGGACGTCTACCGTCTGCCCAGGTCTGAAGACAATGCCCTGGTCTGGCTTGTTCTTGATGAGCGACTTGACGGTCGTCTGCGTCGGAGGCCCGTTGCGCACAGACTCGGTCGTCTGCCGAACGACGTCCTGCATCCTGTCGACGGTCTGATTGCCCGTTGCTGCAGGGGTATACTGCTGCGGCTTTGTCTGCGCCATAGGTCACCTCCAGGGAAACGCACGACGGCTGAGCAATCGCACGTCGCGCACGCGCTCTGGCTGCGTGGCATCGCGCTCTGCTGCATGAAGCTGGAATCGCTTGAAGATGTCGTCGCGCAACACCTTCATGCTTGCGGCCTGCTCAAGGCTTTCTTCTTTCACGAGGCACTTCATGGCGGCGTCTTTGACGACCCACTCATCCCATCCGGCTCGACCATCGACACGGTCGGATCCGAGCAGCATCCTCTGTGGAGCCGGGTAATACCAGATTCGATACGTGCCCGAAATCATTGGAGCAATCGCGACCTTTTCGCGGCCGAATACCGTGTACAAGCGGTACAGGGGAAGAGCTGCTAGGCCACCATACAAGTCTGCCTGCCGCAGCGCGTTCTGCTGCTCCCACTGAAAGCGTCGTAGAGGGTTCCAGCCCTCGGTCGTGGCGTTCGTGGATCCAATCCACACGCCTTTGCACTTGTAAAAGTCGGACTCAACGTAGGCCGTCGTAGTGCCACCAACGCCCGTGCCAGTCACCGCGCTCATGTTGAGCGTAGCCGTCGAGCTGTTGAGCGTATCGCTTTTGTATCCACCACCCGCAACGATCACCGTGGCCGACGTCACAGCGCCCGAGCCATTGATCGTTTCAACCGTCGCCCACGCGGTGTTCGCTCCGGTCGAAGGCTGCGTGAGAGCGATGGTATCCCCGACCGCGTATCCGGCTCCGCTCGGTGCCGCCCACGAGACTGACCGAACGAGCCCTGTTAGGCCGTCGTTGAGAATATCAAAATCTCCTTCGCTACTGGCTGCCGCCGCCGAGATCGTCACGTAGCGAAGGAGATACTCTTGGTCGAACATGACCATACGGTCATAGAGTTCGGCCCACGACTGGTTGATGTACTCGCGGACCTCTTCGGCTTTTACAAACTGCGAATTGACCATGTCGGCTTCACGCCGCACAGCCAGCTCAAGCTCTTCCAATGTCCGCGAGTATGCCATCAGTCGTCTTCCTCGTAGTCCTCACCGCAGGCCTTTTGCCTCTCTTGGAAGAGTTGCGCCGCCTGCTTAAACTTGCCCCTCGCGCCAGCCTCGAAGAAGGCCTTCGCCAGTGGCTCCAGCGTCCCCATGCTGTCCATGCCCATGTCTTCGTCCTCGGATTCGGAACCAAGGGAGGGAGAGGAGCCACGCTCCTCCCCCATCCCCGGCTTCTTCTTACCGATGGCGATCATGAGGGCCATGCCGCCTTTGCCCTTCATCACGCGGGCACCGAGCTGAGGCTGCACGTAAGTTCAACGCAGAGCTTGCCAGCAACGTCAATCGGACCGACCGTGCCCGTAGCATGGTCAAAAGCCTGGAGAACACAGCCAGACGTCGAGATGTCCTTGACGGCAATAAGCGCCTTCTTCGTCTTGTCGAAGGCAGCGATGTAGCTAGCCTTGACGTTGAGAACGGTGGATACCGTCGACGAGTTGTCGAACGTGACCGTGTAGATCGTGTTGGTGAGCGTGCCACTTTGCGCGATGGTGACGCCCTTGCCAGCAACGTTCGCGAGCACGTTAGCCGCACCAGCGCCGTCAACCGACCACTGCGTGGTCATGACGATCTCCTGGACGATGTTCGTGCCCTTTTGTGGGTACAGATATCGATTCAATGCCATGATTCGGCTCCTTTCTCAGGCTCCGATCAGAGACCGAAGTTGGTGATGACGATGTTCGCGCCAGGGTTGTTGCAGATCAGCTGGCCGTAGTGACCGAAACGCACCTCGTACTGATCGTTGTCGTTCACGCGGAGGAAGTCGTTGTTGTCCCAGTCGAGCATCTGCGGTGCCGGACCAAGCGTCGACAGTTCCCAGCTCGACATCTGGAGCATGAACGCCTTGTTGCGCGGGCAGAATGGGTCGGCGATGATGTTCATCGGGCCGTTCGCGCCGTCGTACTGGATGCTCTTGAAGGAGACACCCGCAATAGGCGACTGCACGCGGTCATAGACGATGTCCGACCCGAGCGCCTTCTTGAGGTTTTGGAGGTCGAGTGGGTTGACCGAGATGGTGTCTGGCGAACCCACGCCCTGGACGAGCACGCGAGCCTCGCCCTCCATGAGGGCTTCGTTCATCGGAAGGCCAGCTCCCGAGTAGACCTGGCCAGCAAGACGGACGGGGTCAACCGAACGGTTCAATTGCCAGAACGAGTCGCTGGCACCGGGCGTGGTGATCCATCCCTGCACGCCAACGATGGTTCCCTGGGCAAAGCCCGAGGTGCCGACGTTCGCAACCGACGCTGCGGCAAGATAGTCGCCCGCGCGCACGAGGCTCACGCTCGTAACGCCGAGGCCGCCAATCGTCGCCGTCAGATCAGGCACGCCCGCGACAATCACCTTGGCTTGAATCGAGCCCGTTTGGCGGTTGATGCCCGTGACGTAAAGACCGGTGCCGGTCTCATCATTTTGCGCAGGCGCCGTGCCGTACGTGACCTGCGAGCCAGACGCGTAGGCCTGAATCTTCATGTTGAGGTTGAAGTTCACCGCATCGGCGGCCGTCGCAAGCGGAATCGTGAAGACGCCTGCCGTCACGCTAATCGCCGTCGATGCGTTGGTGATGCCGCGGACGCCGGTGCCGTCGCCGTAGAACTGGAACGCGAGGTCCGCCAGCTCGTTCTTCGACACGCCGTCGGTCTCGTTGTTCCAGAGGTCCACGAGGGCGCCCGAGGTCTTGACCGCGGCCTTCATGGTCTCGCCGTCCATACGGAGGATGCCGTAGTGGCGCGTGCGGTACACCTGGAAGCGGTTGTACGAACCGCCGCCACCGAGGCTGCCGCCCTTAGCGACGCCTTGCGCCATCTTGAACTGCGAGGACGAGCCCTGCGGACGCTCGTTCTGGAGCGCAACGACTCGGAAGTCGCCGTCAAAGTTGGTCGTCTTCTTGACGAGTGCGAGAAGTGGGAAGTCCTTGTAGAGCGCCTGCGGAAGGGCTCCGTCCGGGTACTTCGTCTTGAGGATTGCCTGGACGGCTCCGTAGGTCGGGTTGTTGTAGGCTTGGCCCATGATCAGTTACTCCGTGTTTGTGGCTGTTTTGTTGCGTTGACTGCGGCCAGAAGGGCAGCTTTCTGCTCGTCTGCAGAGAGCTGTCCAAAGGGCTTGCCAGCAGTCCGCGTTTCGCTGGCAGCCTTAGTTGATAGGGTTTTCGCTGCGGATTTCTTCGCAGCAGGCACCTCTGCCCTCGCTCCCCCGGCCCCGCCGAACCGCTTGAGACGTTCCGAGTACTTCCTCTCCAGCGCCTGGATGACATCCATGTCCTCAGGCGGCTCTCCATATCGCTCCTCATGACGCTCTGCCATGCGGATTGCCTCGTCCCACAACGCATCGGTGTCATCCGAGAACATGTTGAAGAGGGTTGGGAACTCGGTCTTCTTGACCTGAGACAGGAACTCGTGCCGAGCCTCGCCCAGCTGCTGCTCCTGCATCGCCACGCGGCGTTCCGACATCGCCTCCGCGCGCTCGCGACGCAGCTCAGCAATTTCCCTGCGCACGTCATCGAGCTCGCCAAACGACTGGTCGTTCGAGCCTTCGCGCATGCCCGCGTCAATCAGCTCTTGGAAGTCGAAACCGAACTCCTTGAACGTCCGCGCGGGCGCACGGCGAAGCTTCTTGAAGATGTCTTCCGCCACCTCTCGCTTCGAGTGCTCGATGTACTTGGCTGCATACTGCAGCTTGTTCTCAAGCTCGCGAGCGTACGCTTCGGCCTTGCGGACGCGACTCTCTGCCTGCTTGCGGATGGCAAGCACCTGTTCGGCGTAGTCGGGCCCGTCTTCTGCGCCATCCTCTTCGGATACCGCATCGTCGGTGCCTTCGTTCGCGTCGGCTTCCTCAACGTCGCCGGCGGTCTCGTCCGCCGCGGCCGTCTCCAGCTGCGGCTCCGTCTCCGCCGATGTGGATTCAGACGACGACTCGTCATCCGAGGCGCCTGCCTCGGTCAGTGCGGTGCTTGCCGCAGCCTTCATTTTGGCAACCAGATCTTCAGACATTCATCGCCTCCGTCATTTGCGCCTCGGGTGGTGGCGCTTCTTGTGGCGGCGGGGCAGCCTGCTCTTGGGGTGCTTGTTGGGCAGCTGCCGCCGCAGCCTGTTGCTCCTGTTGCTCTTGTCGGGCTTGCTCAATGAGCGCCTCGATCTTCGTGACGTAGTCATCGAGCGCGATGAGGCGGTCCTCCGCCACCCCATCGACGCGAGCCTTGTTGTAGTGCTTGCGCGCGCGATCGTAGGCGACCGCCAGGTCGAGGCGCTTGTCCGGGTCCGGGTAGTCCTCGCCACGCAGAATCAGCGACACAGCCTTGTCAACCACGTCGATGTCCGCGGTCTCCAGGTCCCGGTCGGCATCGATGTCGGCAAGGTTCAGGAGATTTGCTACGACGCGCCGGTCAGTGATGACCTTGCGGTCCACGAGTTCGAGAACCTCCTGGAAGAGCGCGGCCTTGGTCTGCGACAACGCGCTGATGGGCTCGCACCGGAGCGTGTACTCCTTGCGATCGAGCGCCACTTGCGACCAGTTGATGCGCTCGGCGTGGCCGGAGCCTGGCCCGAGAACCTCGACCTCGATGCCGTCCGCGGCGGCTTCTTCGCACGCGTCCACAATGAGCCAGCCAATATCCACATGGAACTGGCGCACCGCCTCGTGCGCGACGCGGAAGCGCGAATCTTCCATGTCGTCGTAGACCGTGAGCGCGCGACCGGACGCTTGGCGCAGACCCGCCGGCAACACCGACTGCGCGGCAAGCTCGCTGATGCCCTCGTACCGGAGCATGTTCTGCGCGATCATGTCCTTGTACATGTACGTGTCGGGATGCACCGGCTGCGGATTGAAGACAATCGGCGGCGTGCCCTCGTACTCGAAGATGGTGCCGACATCGTTGTCGATCTTCGTCTTGGTCATGGTGCCGGCCTGCACCGCGAAGTGCGAGCCGCCCATGAGGTTGTGCGCCGTCTGAATCTTCTCGCTTAGAAGGTCGTACTCATCCTGTGCCGCAGCAAGCTCCAACGCCATCGACGGGCCGTAGAAGCCCGCGAGCATGGAGTTCAGGCGCAAGAACGCCCAGCCAAAATTCGTCGAGCGGCGCCACGGCGTTGCCTGAAGCGTTCCTGTCTGCAGGGCAATGACCCGAAGCCCGTCCGTCGCCGTACCGCTGGAGGCCAGGTGCACGCCTTCGTAGACCAGGATCTGATCCGAGTACCGCGACGAGTTGAGGTAGGTGGAGTCGTCGTCCGCTGGCTTCGGCGCGTCAAGAATGGCCTGGCGACGCGCGGCCTTCGTCCCGAAGAGATTCGGATCGCTGTCGCCGAACGCCTCCAGGACCACAGAGCGGTCCATGTAGCAGCGATGGTAGAGACATCGCGGGGTGCCGTAGCGTGCCTCGGGCTCGCTCACGAGCACGTCGCACACCGGGATGCGCTCGATGACAACCTGGCGGTCAGGATTGATGTATACCTTGACCATCGCCTGGCCAAAGACCAGGACGTCGAGCAGAACCTGCGAGTAGATCTTCGAGTACTCGGCAGCGGAGAACGCGCCCGCCAGGAAGCGGTCCAAGTGCTTCGCGCGGTAGCGTTGCAGGAAGTCTCCACCGACGGTGACCGTACTCGGCATCGGCATCTGACGCGCAAGCTTTGCCTGCATCGTGTGAATCGCGTTGCGCGCGACGTTGAACGAGACACGCTCGTCCCACACGTTTTTCACGGGCATGCCGAACATCTTGAGGTCCGTCCCGTAGACCTCGGCGGCGCGCTGCCACATCTGTCGACGATACGTCGACTCGTTGCGAATCGCCGTTACGGCACCGACAAGCGCAAGATACGGGTCTTCCTCTTGTTGATGAAGAAGCCACCACGCATCCGTTGTTTCAGCGATACCCGGCATTTTCTGACAAGTATCCAGAAATTCAGTGCGCGCTCAAGCTCGAAAGCGCATCTTTTTGAACGCACGGTCAGCTTTGCGGCGCATACTCTTTTCCATTGGCAGCCAAATCTGCTTCTCTTCTTCAGTCAATCCCGAGTAGTCGTCCTCGAACGATTTTGCTGCCTGAGTGGGCTGTTGCTCGTGCCAACGAGTCAGCGCCATGCAGATCGCGGGTGCGTAGTCGGCGTGACGTCCGTCGTTGGTCTTGCCGAGGTCGATGGTGATGCCGCTCTGCGTGTACCGACGCACGACGCGCTGCAAATCCTGCTTCACGAGGTTGTCGGGCGGGAGCTCCACCTCGCCCATCTCGAACATGGTGCGGAGCGTGAGGTACCGCTTCGTGCGTTCCGTGGACGACCACGCGTGCGGCACGAGCACGAGACCAACCTGGTGTGCCAGGTCGCGCAGCGCATCGCCCATGTACTGGTCGGAGTCGAGAACGGTCACTCGGTAGGCCCGAAGGATGGTTGCGATCTCTTGCAGCACCTGCGCGGGCGACAGGGGATTCACTGCGCTGCCGGTCCACTGCTTCGCGAAGCAAATCACCTTCTCCTTCCGCCCTTGGCCGGTTGCGACCACGAGCGTGAAGGAGTTGCCGCGCGTTGCTGGGTCGATAGCGGCTGTGTAGCGTATGCCGTGCTGTGGTTGCGACATGATCGGCGCCTCGCGGGTCGCGGATTCGATCATGGCCGTCGTGAACAGTGCCTCTTCCGGGTCGGCGAACTCCGCCTCGATGTCGGTGCGGTAGATGCGCGCGTCTCGCCTGGCAATTTCCAGCTTATCGGGCGTCCAGATGATGGGCGCCATGTCGTACGCTGGTGCTTTGATGACGATGCAGTCGCGCTCGGGCTTTCCCCATCGTTCTTTGACGAGATCGTAGAGGAAGCCCATGGGGGCCCAGGGCGAGCTGATATAAACCAGCTGCGCGCCTGGAAGAATGCGCAGCAGAACGGCGTCGCGCAGGTCATTCACCGACACCGCGGCATCGTCTGCGCCCCAGCGCGCGACCTCGTCCATGATGACGCCCGCAGACCAGCGAGCGACGAGCGATGAGCCTGCCTTGGACGCAGCAACGACCTTGATTTCGACTGGCCGACCGCTCGGGTGTTTGACCATGAGCGTGTCGGCAGTTGGGGTCTCCAAGATCAGCTTCGAGAGGAGTGGCGAAGCCATCATGCGGCCGACGATGTGGCCGAAGATGACGTCCGCCAGGTCCTTCGAGAGCGATACTATGGAAATTCGCGGGATCTCACCCGGTCCAAGACGTGTAAGGTCTGCTCGCTGAGACCAGTATACCGCGAGCGCCGCTGCACTGAGGCTTTTCGCAGTTCGGATGCCTGCAACGATAGCGACTTCACTTGGTCGCACAGCTGGAGGAAGCGTTCCTCCGCACGCCCGAAGGACCACATCATCCTGAGCCAGCTCATCCAGAGGCCTGCCATCAACGATACGCGCAATGGCTCGCTGAAGTGGTGAGGCGGTAGTGAGAGCAAAGCCAAGAGGACTAGTGAGCAGACCCTCGAAGTGGGTAAGGCTCTTTTGAGCCAGCTGCTCTTTGACCCGCGCCTCGAACTGGGCAAGGACATGATCACTCGGCGACGTCTGTTGGTTGCTTACGGGGGCGGCCTCGACGCTTGGTGGCTTGTTCGGTCGCGGCATCTTCTACTTCTCCGTCAGCTTCGACCGGCTGGGTGGCTTCAGGGGCAGGGGCATCGACAGTACGGAGTTCGACGACGTTGCTGAGGGGGACTCGGATGTTTCCGCTGGCGACGAATCCATCTTCGATGCGGAGGTCCGCGTGCTTCGGCCGGAAGAGTGTGGTCGTGACCCGGTAGATGTCACTGGGGTCGCTGACTCCTCGGAGGAAAACGGCTCGCTGGAGGTCCATGGGTATCCTTTCACAAGAGGCCATATGGCCTCGATGAATGCTAGTGTGATGTCTTGGATGTGCTTGTAGTCGGACGATACGAGTCTGACGTATCCGTCGCCAAAGGAGTGGACGCGCCATCCTGTTGCGCTGGCGAGTGGCTCTGCGTACTTGCGCCAGGCCTGGCAGTAGAGCCTCGCGCCCGATACTTCTCGACCGCCAGGCACTGGCTTCTTTTGTTGTTGGTAGCGTGCAGGCCGGTCTCCTGCTCCGACGTACACGGGATCGAACTTTTCGTCGCTCATTGTACGGGCTCCCTACGGCAGTGCTTGCACCGGGGCTTTCT